TTCAATACGAGCAATCTGAGTTCCAAGAACCTCAGGGATAGAAGAAATCACACCTCCTCCTGTAGAGTCAGACAATAAGTTTTTGCCTGCTAACACGTAGGATATCTTGTCTTCCTGTAGAGCAAGGACATCAGTCTCTCGTCCATCCATTTTTTGGATTGGACCAAACGATGTCTCTAAATTTTTAAAGTTCAGTAAGCCTAAATTGAACTCATTAAGTTTGTTGACGTTGTTCTCTTGATTATAGATACCACTATAAGTAATGTCGGCAAATCTGTGAGCCTCCTTATAGTCTTGGGCCGCTACAGTAGTAACACGATTACCCAAGTTAAATGTCCTTCCAACTATTGAGTCTCTTATCTTATAACTCTCAGCGCCATTACCAAAGGTGAAACAGTTAAAGAATGCCGTTTGAAAATACCCCGATATACCAAGCGCAATGTTTTGGTCTATGTCACCAACCGCACCATTTGATAAGTGACTACCTGAAGATGGGTCTATTGGAAACGACAAGTTGTTTTCAAAAAACACATCAGGCAATGTGTCGCTTGGTTGTGTTTCAAATATCAATGTGTTTACAGAACGAATAGTGGTTATTTTGGCGGTTACTGATGATGCTCTATTCTCTTGTTGATTTGCACCCGCACACGTGTTTGTTCCCGTGATTGTTAATTGAAGCTGATTTGACGTTGGCCTTCTTAAAAACTGAAGATAGTTAGTGCATCCTGCTGTTGTAAAGTCATTATATGCAGGAGTATCAGTTGATATTATGGTTGGTATAAACTGATTGTTAATAGGGCAATTGCCTGAGCCACCAACATCTCCCCCCGGAGGAGTGCCACTATTTAAAACAGCTTGAACATTATCTCCTACGAACCAATCGTACATATTATTGTACGTTGCTGAAGAAACAACCGTTACATCCAATGTGTATTTTCTGCGCTCACAATTATTGTCTCCATCTCCCGTTCCATTACGCTTCCAATTTATCTCCATTCTAATCCTGCTTCCCGCAGGAACCGTATAGTCAATAAAATCACCCGGACTTGATGGGTCAGGAATGTTCATGTCATACGAAACAACAGGAGAAAATCCCGCTTGACCTTCTGTGGAATTTGTTACTGAGCCGGGATTTATAAACGTATTACCCGCTTGACTTACTTGAAAATTACTTGGGTTGATTTTCATATAAGCACCTGAAGGGGGCGTAATCCCTGTGGATGTAGGTATAAATCCTGAGGCTTTTGCCTCTTTCTCAAGAACTGTTGCGTAAACGCAAGACGTTAAAGCTCCACCCGAATCTGATTTTACAATGAGCCTGTCTCCTTCTTCTACCTTTCTTGCGTTTTCACCCTCAAGTAAAAAATACGCCTCATTCGTTAACGTGCTTATAAAAAACAAGTTTGTATATATGGTCTCATATCCCGCTGTATCAGCCTTGCATACAAACTTAAATCGTGTAGCCCAAGCAGGAGCGATTTGAGATGTAGGTATACTAACGGATATAGAGTTTTTAGTTGATGAGTTACCACAAGGGATATGCTCTGTATTGTATGGGCTTACTAAAGCTGTGGTAGACCTATTGAAGTCATCCATATAAACAATGCCTATCTCATATCCGCGATTGCTATGAAGGCTTTTAGGTGATGCTATCTTTTGATAGGTAGCCTCAGTAAAGGTAATCTTATAGTATTCATATAAAGTCTGAGTAACGATTAAGGGGTCGTCAACGTACTGCATAGCTATCATCTGAAACCCTATCACATCACTGCCGATAGAAGTTATGATTGACAATGGTTGCCCTAAACCCGTTATACCACTCGCTACTTTTTGTACAAGTCCTGTTGCGTTTGCTGTTATCAATGAAAATGGCAACACGCAATTCACTTGGTCTGTAAAAGTGGTTCCGTCACAAGACGTTTCGGCTCCAATGATGGGTGAGTATACAGGAAGTATCGTAGATACCGTTCCAATTATTCCCTGAAACTCAACGCTTGTAGCCATATCATAAACAGATGCATATGAGACAGGCAATACAAATGAAAATGTAAACTCAATTGGTTGAGTTTGCTGAGTTGGAAATGGTGTTTGACCCGCAAAAGAATCGTGGTCGATTCTAAAATCTAAAGCAATTGATGCGCCTGCAATAAGCGCAACTCCCGTTAAATCTATAGTGGCTATTGCATCTGTAATTGTAACAGGAACAGGTATCGTATAAAGCCCATTGTCAGTTCCTGAAGTTATTACTTCAAAACCAACTAACTCTGTAACAACCGAAGTTTGATACTCAAGTCTTGTGGGTCCACCATACCTGTCAATTAAATCATAACCCTCAATGTAGTTACCATACATGAGCCTGTTGCCCATAATGGTTTGTGCTTTTGCAAAACGAGGTACATTATCATAGAGCCGAAGAAGTTCGCTCTCGGAAAGAACAGTAAATATCTTGCTATTATCAAAGGTGAATGATTGAGAACTAAAGTTGGGTATGCCTAACTCAGCCTTGTCAAGTTTTTCAATAACCTTGATAATGTTTTTGTCAGCCTCTTTAAATAACAAGTCAATGCCAACTACAAGTTGACCACCTGAAAAATATGTTACCGTAACAGCGTTACAGGAATTTGTCATCCCTTCATTTAAGTAGCTTGTATTGTCAAACTCAAATTGGTTGGGAATGAAAGCGGGCTCAGACCACTGAGACGTAGCCGAATACTCACCATCAGCATATCTATAGCGATAAGCAAAACAAATAAATCTGTCTTCAAGATAGTTGTTTTCCCCACCCGTAAGAAAGGGGGCAATCGTTGGAGACTCTGTTGGTGGCTTCTTTATTACGAGAAGAGCCTCTTCTAATCTTGGAGGCACACCACCAAAGTCAATAAATCCTGCCGTTGGATTAGCGTATCCTCTCCTAATGTTTATGAAACGAGGAGCGTTATAGTTATCAGTAAAGAACAACAAGTCATTCACCAAGTCTATCCCTGTTATAAGATAGCTTGGGTTAAAGTTCAATGTCGTGTTTATTCCTGTGCCATCATTGATACTAATAACGTGATAGGTCAATATGTTGGTCAACACATTAAACGACATAATCAGGTCAAGTTTTCCCGTTGGTCCAACAGTAAAGTCAGGGTCGTGAACAAACCAATAAAGAGTTTCATTGGCGCTGTCAGCAATAGAACCTATACATACGGCATCAATACTCAAAGGAGTTCCATCAAGGTAGGCAAGCGCAGTCAATGCCACGTTGCCCTTAGTGTTCTCGATTACTCCAATCTCGGAATTTTCAGTAGAACCCATCCTGATGTTTGTAGCATCAATGTATTCTCCATCAGGCACAAGGCGTTCATCGACCACCTTATTCATTCTGCCTTTTATGAAATTCCTTGTAATGTTTGCCATATTATTTGATTGTCTTATCCATGCCGCGCAGGTTCATCAATAGTCGGCCCGGATGGATATTGCTTATCCTGATTTTTGCGTTACGAAGAAGTGCTCCTCTCTCTTTGCGAGCACGTGACACCACATATTCCTGAACACCAAACTTAGAGTTTAAAATCTCATACTTGATAGCTGCATAGATATAATGCTCAAACATTTTATTTACCGTAACCAATGAGTTCTCTCCATTCTCCATCCCGTCAGACACATACTCAAGGATACACAGCTCATTGACCATACTTGAGTCAAAGTTTATAACGCCCGCTTTCTTGTCTATGTTGAATGTTGGGTTGAAGTTAGCCGTCTCAGTGTTCAAACCAAATCTTGCACCGATAGCATAATCAAAATACCAATTGCCGTCTACACACCATCCCATCTGTCCATTAAACTGATTGCCTTGATTGAGATAGATGCTCTTCTTTAAGTTGTGGAGCCTATCGTAATCAATCATCGAGTCTTGTGGCTTTAAGATGTTGCCATTAATGTCAAACAGAATCTTACCGTTGTTGTCTTGAAGATAAGCGTCTGATGACAACGCCTGTATGTTCTCGCTCAAGGGGCGCAGATATCCATCCTTGTACAAGGAGATGCGAACCCAATTGACATAGTCAGAAGGAAGCACAAACTTTAGATTCTCAGCAACCGTCAACTCCAACACCTTAATCTCTTTGAACGCATCATAGTTTAACTCTTGAATTGCACGCTTAGCGTGGAACAGAATCTTATAACGCTCCTCGTTATTCACAAGAGAGTGGTTCCCTGAATACATCAACAGGAAGTTAGTCACAACGTCCTGAAGACTAACGTATTGATAGCTGCCCCAATTAGCATCCTCGGGTACGTTGCCACTATTGGCGTAGTATTGATATTGAGATATATAAGCCATTAGAAAGTTGTTTATTCACAATTATTTATGCGTTCACCTTTTGCTCTTGACTCATAGCATATTGAACAACTTGAGTCTCGCGTATAGATATCCCGCAGTACTGAAGGATTTTCATAACGAGTCTGTATTCGTCCTCAAGAGGTAGTTCAAAGTCTTGATAGTCGGGCTGAGTTTGGTCAAAAGCAGGCTCGCCATTAATCAAGGTAACAAATGTCCACTTGGGGTCTGTCGGGTATCTAAAATATGAAGCTCGAACCGAGCCATATCCTGTAGATATTGAAGGGTAAGTAGCCAAGAAAGCAGCGTTCAATGTATACGCAGGAAACATTGTGGATGGAGCTGTCAATGGAGATATGCTCAAGGCTGTTATCTTACCATCTGTTACAGGCTCAGCCTCAGACAAATCCACAGAAGAAAATATGCTATAGGTTACAGGAGTAGTAGTAAATATATCCGTGTCTAATAGCAATTGAGTTTGACCTATGACCGCCAATACAGTGGCACTTAAAAAGTTTACATTGTTTGTAACAATATCTCCTACTGCAACTCCATCGTTAACAAACAAGGCCGCTGAATCTTCAAGCTGAAATGACACAACTAAAGTGTTAGACCCTTGAACCTTTAGCTGATTGTAGTAAATAATTCTACTAAGCATATAGGCCCTGTCGCTTGTAGTTATATCTGAGGGCACAAAAAACCTATTTGTCAGAGTACCTGCTGAAGAAAACACAGGATACAGAAAGTTATTAGACAAGAAAAGCTCTAATAGTTCTCCGATTGCTTTCTTGGCATCAGCATAGTCAGTGCCTGAAACTCTTTGGTTTTCAAATACAACAGCCTTATTATAATCACTGAAGTATTCCTCAAACAATTCCATCTGTGCCTGCTTGGCGTATAGATTAAAGTCTGAGGGAGAGATATATCCGTAGTTGTTTTTATTGAGTACGGACAAGACTGTGTTTCTGACTGAGTTTATCATCCCTTCTTTTTTACAAATATACTAAAAAAAGAGAGGGGCACTAAGCCCCTCTCCTCATAACACAATCATCTAATCATAATCACTATAACACACAAAACTTTATTTTTCACTCATTACATCTAACATTTTAAGGGCATCAATACCGTCATCACTTTGCAAGAATGCTTCTGCCGTTTCGTAAGGCTGTTGCCCGTATGGAACAGAGCACATCTTCTTTTTATTAGTGGCCGTATTAAACCATATGTCTTTTCCTCCATTTCTAAGGCTCAACAAGCCGCTCTCGAAGAACAATCGAACCCTTGATTGGAATTGAAGCTCCGGGTCGTTTAACGTGTCTAAGAATCCTTGTGGATGCCTCTTGGCAAAAATCAAAAGGTCTCTCTTCAATTCAGCTGTTGAAACAGCTGACGGGTCTTTACCAAAAAACACACGAGTAAGCATTTCAATTTGCTCTATTGACAATTGACGAGCCTGAATCAATGCGTCTACTTCTGTATTTAAGTCGTCTACTTGAGCCATAGCATCTTTCTCGTTGTCAATCTCTGCAAAAACAATTCTATTATGTGGGTGATAATATAAAAATTCCTGTAGTACAGGATTTGTTCTTGGTACGGATAGCATTCCGTCTTCAAAAACTATCGGCTCTAAGATAGCGTTTCCATCTTGCTCATCCTCAAAAGGAGACTTTTGATTAGATGCGTATCTAAGAACTCGGTTAATATTTTTTTCCTCATCAAACCACATCAGTGGGAATCGAGGGTTATTACGTGATGCTAATGTGTACGAAAGCGGACTTCCTTTTAGCAATCGATATGTCTTATCGGCAGAAATTTTGTTCTTCATAACTTATTTAATTTGATTTGATTTGATTAGTTAAAACGGGAAGTGTCTTTGAAGACACTCCCCGCTTTTAAAATGATTATCCGTAGCGGAACAAGATAAAGTTGTTCGCGCCTAAGGTACATACTGCACGCTCAGACAGGAAGTTCACCTCCATTGCATCGAGGTCGCTTGTTTGAGCACCTCCCGCAGAACCTGTAATCCAAGTCTTGTATCTGCGGTCTTCAGCCTCAGATGCGCGGTAACGCACGTGAAGGAATGGACGCTTAGCGTTCTTGCCCATAATTTGGTCATACACTGAAGTAGAACCTGCGGGAACAAGAAGACCTGTTACAGTACCCGTTGCAGTAGCAGCGGCAGCACTCAAGCCACCACGCATTGTTGGGTCGTTGAGGTATTTCCAATCTGACTTGTAGAAGTCATAACCTCTACGGAATCCTGTGAATCCAAGGTTCAATGCCATAGCCATGTCATTGTCGAAAAGACCATAAGAAGCACCATAAGATGGAGTTGTGGCTACGGTACTGCTCGCTCCGTTAACTCCGGCCAACATATTGTCAATGTCAAAGCTCAACTGACGGTTAACGAATACTACGTTCTCTTCAATTGCACCTTGACGGTCCAAACGCTGAACGATAGTGTCCCACTCTGAAAGAGTAGTTGGAGTGCCTGCACCCCATACGTTACCACGTGAGTTAACAACGTAAAAGATACCTTCTGAACCTTTGAATCCTGCTGCAATAGCACCTGAAGTTGCCTCAGCAGGAACAGCCTCAATCATTGCGGTCTCAAGGTAGTCCTCAAAACGGAGACGAGTCTCGTGCTCTGATTTCAAATACCAAAGATATCCTGTAGCACCATTCTCAGTAGTTACCTCAACCCAACCAATCTGAGCCATGTCAGAACCATTTACGGCATACTTATCCTTGATGATAATTGGAGAGTTTGTGAAGATATCATCTTCAGCTTCCAAAGAACCAACCATTCCATTAGTTCCTTTACGGAACTCAGAACCATAGATGAATACAGTAAATGTAGCAGCTGCACCTGCGGCAGCTTGACCGCCTGCTTCGTAGTAAGCTACAGTAAATGTACCTGCTACTGTCGCACTACCTGTTTGAGTAACAGCTGTAACAATAGCCTTGTTGAAAACACCCGTAGCGTTTTGCTGAATCATTACAGTTTGACCAATGCGGATAGCAACTGTTGCAATTGCACTTGCTGTAGTGTTTACTGTAAATGTAGCCGTGGTTGCAGCAGCAGCAGCGGCAGTAGTACAGTTGGTGTACTTAATGTGAAGACGACCTTGTTCTGCCCATTTGATTTGGTCAGAGTTTGAAGGCATCTCTGCTCCTACCATACGTAGGAACGATGCGATTGTACGATTACCATAACGCTCAAATTCCTTCTCGTAAGTATCAGGAAGATACTGATTTAAGAAATCGAAGTTAGTAATGTAGTTTGATGCTAAAGCCACTTGTTCGGGTGCGGGTTGCAGCGAGTAGGTGGGGGTTGCTAAAATAGAACCTGCCATTTTGTTTAATTTTTAAATTCGTTTTGCACTACGGATTTTTAGTTTCCTTCCGGAATCAGGGTTGACCGCTTTCACCTGAAACCCACTATTAGTTGACGTAACCTCAGGCGCTCTCCGTTCAGACATATTTACATTCTTAATCTTACGGGTAACATCATCGGTCGCATCTGCCAAGCCCTGCTCATAGAAGTGCTTAGCAAACTTGTCGGGGTTCATAGCAATAGCTAATGACCTATGGTAGCCTGCTGCGTCTTTCATCAATCCATTTTCATCCAAGAACTTGTTAATAAAGTTCGCGGGTGTCGATTGGACTTTCTTCAACTCAGCAGCATCTCCGGGAGAAAATTTGAACTTTTGGTCGTTTACGTTGAACTCAAAACCTTTAAATTCACCGTTAAACACCTCGTCCGTTTTTTGGTCAAACCATTGACGCTTACGGTTGTTCTCCTCCTCTGTGGTTTTCGCTTTGCCTATATACTGCTTAAACGCTTCATACTCTTCTTTGTCCTCAGGAGAAAGACCAACCGCACTTGACTCAAGGGGTATCTTGTATTTTTCCTTTTGAACATTGAAAAATTTCTTTGCCTCAGCAATAGTTTTTTTTCTTTCAATCTTTATCTTCTTAACCCTTGACTCATCATCAAGGTCTTCATCATATCTGTAGTCATCCATCAAAGACTCAATGTCTTCAGGGTCAAGACCCTCTTGTGTAGATGAAAGGTAATCTTTTAGAAGAACATCACCGTCTATTGAATCATAGTCTTTATTCAGTTTGATAAAGTCATCGAATCCTCGACCTGTCTCCTTCTTAAATTTCATATAAGCGGCCACATCCTCAGGCATTTGCTCTGCCTGCTGACGCTCAGCCATCAACTCATCAAAAGAGTTGATTTGCTTATTGTATCTTTTCCCAATATATGAAAGAACGTCTTCTTCTTTTAGCTCAGGTAACTGAGGCTCTGTACTTGCAGGTGGGTCATCTGTTATGATTACTGCATTTACTTGCGCGGCTTCATGCTTAGCAAGCAAATCAGCCTCTCTCTCCGCTACACCCTTAGTGCCTCCTGTGTCAATTACCCTTACGTCTTTAAATTGCATTAGATTTGATTTTATTGGTTACAAACTTACAACAAATTTTTCAATCTTTTATCGAGGCGAAAACTCGGCCAAGTCAAAGCCATCTAAGCTATCCTCGTTAGACTCAAAAGTCATTGGAGGAAGATTGTTCTTTCTTTGATTAATCAATTTAGATTGCTGAGTATTCTGAATACCAATGCGCTTGTCCTTAGCATCTTCTTTCTCTTTCTCTCGTTGCGTCAGGCTTGATGTCTCCATAGAACCCAACTTTATATTGTAATCAAACTCCTGAGCCATAAGCTGAGCCTTCAATGAGGCTTCTTGCTTCATCTTCTCAATGTCAAATGCAATCTCAGCCTGCTTGATTTGCATCTTGGCTTGTGTTTCTGCCTGTATCTTTTGCATTGCGACCTGTGCTGCCATCTCTTGAGACTTGAGCTGTTGCTGAGCAATCATTGCCTGCTTTTGCATAGCCATCTTTTCTTCGCGTTGCTCTTTCTTGTTTCTCTTTAACTTGAGAAGTTGATTAGCAAGCTTGAGGTTTTTCATCTCACGAACATCAATTGCGTCCTCAAGATTAATATCTCCTTTAGATAGAGCTATCTGAATGTTCTGCTCAAGCTGAGCCTTCTGTTCTTCATCAGGAGAAATCTCAATGAAGATTCCAAAGTCGTATATATACAGGTCTGATATGTCTCCAAGAATAGAGACATTGAATCGTCCTATCTGATTTATAAACTCTTCCTTAAAATCAGCATACTCCAAGATGTCAGATATACGGTAAGTAATCGCTTCTGCTAATGAACGATAGATGTTTAGTCCGCTATCAAGAATATGGCGTGTGGCTGTATTTGAGTTTAGTGCTGCCAACTTTTGAAGACCAACCAATGAGTGCGGGTCAGGACTTGAGCCGTCTCTTGCCTCATTAAGACCCGTCACCGTTCTAATCATATCCATATAGTGATTGTAATTAGCAATCAGCATCTGAGTCTTGGAGGCCCCTGAGTTGGATGTGAGTTGAGTAATAGGAACACGGGCATTGTTAAAGTCGCCATCTTGTGTAAAGCTCCGGCCTATAACGCTACCCGT